GTCTTTTTAGCTTCTTCACGAAGTTTTTTTAATGACTCTGTGTTTTGATCAATGCTTTTTTTATTATTTTGCAAAGAGCTTGCTGCTGATGCACTTGCTTCGAGTTGTTTTTTTGCTGCTAATTCAGCAGCCTTTTGCTGCTCTTTATAGGCAGTCTTCATGCCATTAACAGCATCGAAGTTTTCCATTATTGCTTTTTGATTATTCTCAATATCTGTTGTTAGCAGTTTTACATTTCTTGATGCCTCTTTATTTAATAAAGGAAATAAAGCTAAAAACTGATGAAAATAACGAATAGCAATTAAAAATGGTTCAAATATAAATTGTCTAAATACGCTGTTTAGATGCTTACCAAGAGCCGTTATTCCATTACCAAATCCACCGACCTCATCAGATAATTTTATAAATTGACCAATTAAAATTCCGATAATAACTGAAACTCCAGCCGTTAATGCAGCATAAAATAATTGTGTTGCAACGGCTGCTGCACCAAAAAATCCAATTAGTCCTATTAAGCCAGTAACAAGTCCGCGAAGCCATGCAACAATATTTAGTGCTTCAGTTATAATAAGCTGCCTATTAAAAGCGATCCATGCAACAATTGCTGTGCTTAATATCTCTGGAAGATAATCAAGATATTTTATCATTGATGACAGAACAATTGAAAACTTTTGAATTGACTCAATTCCTTTTGCGCCAATCTCAGATGTAAATGCAATAAGATTAGGAAGTGCTTGCGCAATTCTCTCAGAAACTTTTGCAAAATATTCAGATAGTAATTTTATTCCACCAATTACAGCAGGATTTTGAACAATTATTTTACCTGTCTCTTCAAACAAATTACTGAAATTGGTTTGTAAAAGCTTAATAGCTCCGCCAAATGTATTTGTTGCAGCCAGCGCAGCACCACTATATCGACTTGCAACAATGCTTACGGCATCACCTGATCGTAATTGGGCATCTGTTAAATCTTTTGTTGCTGGAACTAATTTACCAAGCTTTCCTAATTGTCCAGAATACGAAAGCGACAATTGTTCAACGGTTGATTCTAAATCCTTACCAGTTGCGGCAACATCAATTGATGCTGAAACAACTTTGCGCGCCTGCTCATTTGTTAAACCTAAATTCTTCGCTAATGAAAGCATTGAGAGCGTTTGCTCATCACTTATCCCAGTTGATCTCTCAACACTTGATGCAAAATCTAAAAATGAATTTCTAGCCGACTCAGAAAAATCACCTGCCAGCTTCATGGCAACAGTTAGATCATTAACAGCTTTTTCTGATTCTAATGCCGCTTCTGTAGCCTTAGATATACCGCCTACAATTGCACCAACACTTATCACTGCCCCAATTGCGGCAAATGCGCTTGTAAGTGAATTGACTGTTTTCTCAAGTCCGCTAACGCTTTTAGCGGCGTCTTTTGAAAATTTCTGGACGCCTTTTAGAGCTTCGCTTGTGTCCGCTGTAAATCCAATATCAATATTCGGTTTATTAGCCACGAGCTAAGCCCTCCCACGTTTTTTCTTTGCATCCTTCATTGCTTCATTTTGCAGCTTCATCATCTCAGTGGCAATAATGCCAAAACAATGAGCCGTAAAAATGTCCACATTTTCTATGTCATCAGTATAACCGATTTGAGATAAACCGTAACGGAGCATGTACTCCATATAGATAGGGGCTGTAACATTTGAATACCCTTTTGACGCTCCCCTAACCTGCACACGTAAAAGGGCCTCTAGTTTTTTGAGGGCGTAAATCCATTCATTAAAGCAGTGCCAACTTCTTGGATAATTGTCTGCAAAGTAGGATCATAAAATAAATCTTCTTTTGATATTTTAGACCCGTCTTCAATTCGCTCAAGTTGGCTAGATTCAATTAAACTTTCAGCAATATCAATCATACCAACAAGAATCTCAGATAGATCTTCGTTAGGCACTACTTTCATATCGCGATCAAATTTGAAATTTAATTTCTTAATAAAAAGAGCACGATCTCTTGCGTGTGGAACTTTTAAAACAATATGACCGCGCAAAGTTGGTGGAGTCATCAAAGTGGCCCCACCCGAATCTTTTAATTCATTCCCTGCCGCATCCAATTGCGCGCGTTCATAACAAGCCGATGGCTTAAATTCTATTGTCCTGATCATATTAATATCCTCCATTCAAGTTTATTAATATCTTTTACAGGAAGTTTAGATAAATTTCACCATTCGCCGAAGCATCAACAAAAGAAGTTAAAACAATTTCTGCTCCAACAACTCCTTCGAGCGACACTGTCTTGAATGAACTTACAACGCACGATGGCAAGTAAAGTGAAGCAATTTTGCCAGGAGACCAGTTTCCACCAGACTTAACGCCGAAGTTATATAAAAACTTAGTATCTGCGCCTGTTTTAAATCTGTAAGACAAATCAGTATCGTGCTTCTCTAAAATAACGCTCATTGTGATTGTTACTGATCGTTTATTAAAGAAATTAGAATCAACTCCAGTGGGTGCGGATACGCATTTCACCTGAGTGTTTTCGTTTGTGAATGCAAAGCTAATTGTTGAGGCACACGCCGTTGTGATGTCGTTAGAATCACCAAGCAATACTTCGTTATCAATTGCCACGTTTGGATCAGCATTGTCATATGTTGGAGTATATCCAGCCGTCCAGCTTTGCTCATTGTCTGATGTGTATGTTAGTGCAGCAGAATCATCCGCTGCCGTGTTAAAGCCTAATTTGTCACCAACCGTATTTGCGGCATTGGCACCCGTATTCCACAATAAGCTAAGGGCTGCGCCATCAGTTTCGATTGTAAACTTACCTGCGTTTGCGCCTGTGTCGTGATAGGTTACTGTGAATGTATCAGTTGATCCTTGTGCGTTCATTGCAGTGGTGAGCGCCACAGCCAATTCTCTAGGAGTATAAACACCCTCTGCGATTGTTGCCACTCTAGCAGAACCATCATTGAAATCTAATTTTGTATCTGTAGAAGTAATAACAATTGGATTGAAATAGTAGCGAGTACCAACCATTGTGAATTGACCTTGAATCAACTCTCCAGCGTTAGCGTCAAAGCTCATCTCAGTGACCTTGCCACCTGCTACAGCTTCCCAGCTATGAGAATTGCCGTTATACAGGTGAGCACTAATTGCAGGATGACCAGATGTTAATGGTGAGAAGTTTACAAACTTACCACATCCAATTCCTGCTCCTGGAGCAACTGGCAAATCAAATCCAAGGTTCAAATCATTTCCGCTTACAGTGTCGACAGGACGAATAACATAGCCAGCACCATTCTTTAAAAGAATTGCCTTACCTCTAGCATAGTCTGAACCGCCAGATGCAAGCTTAACCTGGGAAACAGTCGAACCAGTTGTTGTTAATCTCTCAGTTGCTTGAACAGCTTGAGATCCAAATACACCTTTTAAAACAGGTGCGTAGCTTGGGGCAACACCACTTGTTCCGCTCGCACGAATGTAATGTGAAAAAACTGCCGTGGGCGACTCAAGTCCCAAGATTGGCTTAGCCGATCCTATAGAGTTTTTTTGTTCCTCACTTTCCAAAAGCTCACGCTCACCTGAAAATTCAGGATCGGGAATAATCGCAACAAATCCGTCCGTACCAGATGTTGGAAGTTTTAAAACTCCCTCGGTTGTTTCTTCTTTAAAAGCCAAAACTGATGCTCGTGTTAAACCTCTCATGATTTGTTACTCCCCTTTTTTAAGCGAAATCTTCAGAATATTGAACTGACATTCTGATTCTCACTGCATAAATAAAATCGTTTAATTCCTCAATACCATTATCACCTTCATAGGTCATAATGTAAATTCCATCGTTCAATGTGTTATTTTTCTGTAAGTCTTTCACAACTAAATGCAAGTCCTCAAAGAGTTCCTTCTCAACTGAATACTTTGAATCAGTATCAAATTCTCTGGCATAGAACTTCCTAGTAATTGAAATTGTATAAGTTCTAACGGTTGTGGACTGACATGCCAAATATCGTGGAGTATTCACACCCTCGTTAATAGATATACCCCAACCCTTTTTTAAAAAGTTTTCATTATTACGCTCTATGTTAATTCCATTAGGCAGTCTGGTATGATTGGGAAGCATCGCCTGAACGCGTGCAACGATTAAATCAGAAATTGTTGTTGTTGCGATCATACTCTAAACAACCCCGAACTAGTGAATTTCTCACCACAATCATCAATTTTACCATCTCCGTTTGTATCAAAACCCCAATCAATTCCGTTAAATGATTTGTGATATTCTTTGTTAGCTTCTGTCTTATTATCTTTGTAGTCGTCGCCAAATGAATTAAAAATAATCTCAGCGCACTTGTGAACAGACGCAGCACCAAACAATTCCCAATTAAACACTTGATTTGCGCTCATGATCTTTCGATCCTTTCTGAGCTTCATTAGAATTTCTTCTGCTGCTAATATGTGTTGATCGCTCCAGTTAGTTTTTCCTGCTGTAAATGTAGTCATAGCAGCAGCCGTTGCAAGATCAGGATATTTTAAAAATAAATCTTCATCATTTGAGAACTTATGACCTACATATTTTAACTCAGTAGAAATACTGAGATCGGCTGAAAACTTTAAACGTGCCCAGTACATGTTATAAATTTTTAAAGTGCTAAGCTCTGCAATGTTTTCGGTTGTTGATTCTTGTCCCCAAAAACTATTTCTATCAGTTACCCATGAGATGATACCACTTTGCGCAAAACATTTCCCAGCTAAATTTGTGAGATCGATAACATCAACCGCTGCAATCCATGCGCTGCCATCCCATATATCTACAGAAATAAGTGATGAGTTTGCATTGGCAACTTTTACTTCAAAGTGCCTGTGATTAAAAGGAAGATCCGACCCCATGTAAATGTAGTCTTGTGTCGCAACAATTGGAAGAACAACCGTTCCAGACGTGATTGAAGATAGCTCTTTGCTTTTATCATTTAGCACGCCATTGTCTGAAAAAATTATTCTATTATTAATTAGCATATATACATCATATTATGAGTAAGAAGTTTTTCCAATTCTTTCATAAAATCATCTGGTGAAAGCATATCAATGTTATTAACTACTGGCAGTTGAACGGGAATTGCCATTCTAATAGTATTATATAACTCAATGCACTGGTCTTTATTTGGGTTTTGCCATTTATTTTTTTTAGGCATTGGAATTTTAAATAAAGCAAAAAGAAGTCTTCGCCACGCCTGATATGCTATTGCACCAAAATCATATCTTGCATTATCTCGTAAATCGATAATTGATTGCCAAATGTTTTCTTCTACGCTTAAGCAAAGATTAACTTCAATTTCTTTTATTAAAGTACATTTCTTTTGATATGTTTTCCACCATGCCAACTCAACGCCGAACAACGATGAGTGTAAAACTATATTATCAAATAAAAATATAATATGAGATGAGCTTCCACTTGTTGCCCATCTTATTAATTTTGACCCAATTAAATTATTAGTAACGCTAATTATTCTCATGGTTTTTCATGAAGAAAGAAATTTATTTTATATTTAACTGGGGTTACGCCAACAGATGTATATGCGATTCTTAAATAAAGCCCCTGTAACGTTCCAGCAGGATAAGGAATTAACACAGTCTCTTGACCTTCAACTGTAGAATCAAAATTCCAATCCCATGCAAATTGATTTTTAATTGTATCTGGCGGACCAGTTATTCCGTCTTTATCAAAAACATAAAAATTAGCTGTATCGTCGAAATGATGATTTTGTAAAAATATTTTCAAACCATCCATCTTTCCGCTTATTGGAATTTGAAAATCAATATTGTTTAATGACTCAGGAACAAGCGTTCCTTTTGCTCCAGTTCCACGAAATTGGTATTTAAAAGAACCCCATCGCATGTCTAACGCCATAAGTTAAACCTCTTTTTGGAAACCTTTCGCAAGAAACTCAAGCACGGCTAAGCCAGCAGTTAAATTGTCTCTTATATAAACTTTAATGTAATCATCTCCGCCTAAAATTGTTCCTGATTTTCTTAGCGGGAATGGAACGCTAAAGTTAAATGTCGCCATGAAATCATCTCGACCAGACTGAACGTGTAACTCAAATGCTGAATATGGAAACGAAAATTTGTGTTTAAAGTCATCCGTTGTTTTAATAACTGGAAGCTGAGTTGTTACTCCATCAGATTTAATTTCAACAAGAATACCGTTTGTTAATCCTGATCCAGATTGACTTAAGAATTTACCGAACTGGATACCGCTGCCGTTTCCATAAAAACGAATCGACTCAATAAATGTATCTTTAACCGCATCTGTATTAATTGTGAATATTATCGGAGTTCCAATAGATCCACTTACACGCAAGTTGCTTGACACACCATTCATAGCAGATTCAATAAATAAATCTCCAACAGAACCTGGCACTGCTGAAATTTCACCAGAGACACCGACCGTTACCAATCGCTTATCTCTAGAGTCTCGAGTACCTGAGTTTTGTTTTCCTCTTCGTTTAATTTGTTGGTTATCTGAATTTAAATAACTAAATGTTGCCGATCCAGAAACAATAATTTCAAAATCAGTAGCGCCTAATCTTTCTCCAAACTCACCAATATATTTAGATGAGATGTGAACAATTGCATTATCTTTAACTGAGCTTGCCTTCCAATGATTTGAAAAGTTAGCAATGCCGTTTAGATGAGCAATTATAGAGTCACGTAAGGTTAATTCATTACCAACGTCTCCAGCTAAGACAGTATAAGTTGTGTCTATAGCTGGAGGATCGGAGTCAGGCGAAGTCGTATCAATAGACCCAGCAGCAATTTTTATTCTCCAAGTGTTACCTTGTGCGCCAGTTGTTAAAATCTGAAACCATGTGTCTGCAAAATCGTCAAAGCCGAATATTTGTTCGACGCTAACCGTTGCAGTGGTTGCAAGTCTTTTAACACCCGATTGAAGAACAACATCGGCGGCATAATTCTCGTCGTCACCGACAATCTTCATGCCACCAGATGCTTGCTTGTAGTCTAAATCAGTCATTCAATTAAACCAAAACCCCAATAATTGTTGTATAAATTGACTGAGCTTGACCGTTATCTCGGTTAGTTCTGATAACTCTTACAGTTGTACCGTTTGCAGTTCCAACAACTGTGATTGCTCTTTCAAGTTCAATATCAACCGATTGAACATCTTCTGAATGAAGCTTAACTGCTTTTGTAACAAACGCTTCAGAAACAGCTCCATCACCAATTCTCAATTCATATTTAGCGCGAGAAGAGGCAGAACAAAGAACTTTATAAAGTTTTAATGTCTGTCCACTTGCCACTACGTAGTCATGATCGCTTGTTGCACCATTGGCTGCTGTAGAGGTATCAAGAAAGTCATGAATCTCTGTTCCTTCAGAGTCTTCTAAGCTAACAGGCATAGGATTAGATGCACTATATGGCTGTCCTGATTCATCGTGTAGCGCGATATCCAAACACATTGAGTTTGATGCACCAGCAACGGCTGTTACACGTCTTGTTTGTTTTGTATCATCAAGTGCAGCATCACGAGCGTGAGCGATCACGCCAGCTTGACTTGGCTTTGTGTTGTTTGTTGCATCATAAACACCATCTCCGTTAGGAGCGCCAAGCTGAGAGAGTCTTATAGCAACATCTGATCCGCCAGGTTGATTGCCATGCACTTCAACATGCAAGTTTAAATCTGTGTCAACAGTCGCCATTTGTGCAGGCGTAGCACCGTCACAAAGTTTCACTTGCAATTTTAAATCTGCATCTTCTTCCGTTCTAACTGGTAAACCTTTTTTTACGTCACTCATTTTAAATTACTCCCCTTTTAATTGTTGTTCTAATTCTTGTATGCGCTCTTCACTTACGATGAGCGATTGTTTTATTCTTTGTATATCTTCTTCACGTTCTAAAATTTGAATTTCTAAACCCATTTTTCCAGTTTTAACTTTCATTAATTCTAGCTCGATTTGTTTTTTCTTTAAACTTGTCATCCCTTTTCAACTCCTAATATCTTTGCATCAAAATTCCCTGTATACGGTCTATCGTGATAAACCTTAACAGAAATTGTAACTCCACTTGCCACTTCAAGACCCTTATGAACATCATCCGTAAATTCAAATTCAACATTCATTCCGCCGCCCCAATATGTGCGCTTAACGTCAATCACATCTGCATCTAATTGTACTTGATAAAGAGCAGTATTTTCACCACTGCATTGTATAAAACCAAGAAAAAATTTCTTACCTGCTGGGACAAGATAAGTAACAATCGGAGTAAGCGACATTGATGGCACTGCACTAGCAGAATTATAAATATTTTTAACTATCTCGTCGGTTGATAAAGTTGGATATGATCCAGATCCTCGAAACGTTGAATTAACATTACTCATGGAGACACCGACGCAATCTGAAGAATTTTAATTATCGCAGATTGACCAGTCGGGCATATTAAATAAAAGACATTTGAAGGATCTAAATCAATATGGAAATCTTCACTAGGGCCAATTTCCCATCCACCAGTTGATGAATCATCTGCTGTGACAGAACTGTCCTCACCTAGATAGATTGTTACTGATGAGCTTTTATTTCTTATGCTTAACGAAGTTCTATCTGTAAGAGCTACTGCCAAAGGATTTATAACGGTGTCGCCAATTGTATGAACCGACTTTATAAACGGGCCAGTAGGAGCCTTTATGTTTATATCGCCGCCCTCAAGCAATGTGGTAGTTCTTAAACGATAAACAGTAGGCGCTTCAACAACCGCCGACTTTCTAAGAACCTCTAAGCCAGAATCATCGACTGTGGTCATAAATCAATATTACCTAGCTCTATGCCTTCGATCTCAGGCAAAATAAAAAAGAGAACCCAGAGCCTCCCCTCAAGCACTGGATTCCCCTTTATTTCAATCTTAAATGGTAGGTTGTTTACATAGCTTATCAAATCATTTAATTTTCGCGCGCTTATATAGCGCAGCCTTGTTGATTTGATTGCCATGATAAAAACCCTCTCATAGATTATTTACTAGCAAGATAGCCTTGAACAATCACTCGTGCCTTACCCGCGCTCGAAACACCAGTGACGTTCAATTTCAATTCTTTTCCAGCAGCAGCATAGTATTTTGCAGCGCCAGATGCCAAGTAAGCAGCAGCAGAAGCATATCCATACATGCCAGGAGTGCCGAGAGTTACGGACGCGTTTGTCACAAAACCATCTGCATCGTCATCGTCACCAACTTCAAGCGCAGAAGTTCCAGCAATTGCCTCATCAACAATTACGAAACATTTTTCAACAATCGCACCAGCAGGAAGCGCCATTAAATCTGCGTCCACTAATGGAAGTGGAGCATCTGCGGATTGACCGTGACCTTGGCCGTCGTGGGCCAAGAAAAATTCTTGTGTAAATTGTTCTTTTTTAAATCCAAACATTTTAAATTCTCCTTTTTATTTTCGGCGTTAACCGATTGTTACGACTCGAAGGTCACTAACTTGTTTAACACCAAAAAGAACGTCCATGTTTACGCGTTGTGCACGTTTACCTTCACCGCCAAGATTGAAAACTTCAGTCTCAGGAGCTTGTTGAACTGCCATCTGTAAGCATAGAGGGTGGAACAAATAAGCTACGTTGCCAACTTCAGAAGTCCAAAGAACTTCAAAGCCCAACACAGGAGTTTGAATAGCTCCAGATGTTAATGGCGAACCAGCAGGAATGAAATCACGAGAAACAAACCCAGTGATATTAAACAAGTCGTTGTTCTGAGCTGCTCCCAAAATCATTCGACGACCAGCTTCTTCAACATCAGAATTGTCTAACAATTCTTTTGCTTCCAAAATGTCAGCTAATGCTAAAGTAGTACCAGAGTCATAAGGAATTGTGTGATCTGGTGCTGCCGATGGAACAATCTCAGCGACAATAATTTTTTGCATTTTCTTCATTAAAGAATGAAGCGCCATATCTTTAAGAGCCATCTGAGCATCAATTGATTGCTTCAATGCTTTCTTAGTTAAGATATAGTCTTTTGCAATTTGTTTATTGATAACAAGCGGAGTTGTACCGACAGTTACAGAGTCAGCATCAACCTTTTCGTCTTCCAAAATTAATTGTGCTTCGTCAAATTGAGGCACATTAGGAATATGGATTGTTTGACCTAAGCTAGAAATCTCACCTTCATAGTCTCTAGAGATAGAGCTATTGAAAGGAAATTTTTCTAACAATGTTGGGTAAAACGATTCACTCCACAACTCTGGGTTAATCGCACCTAATTCTGCGTCTGATTTCATTACTTGATCCATTTTAAATTCTCCCCCTTATGATTAAAT